TATTGGTTTTGAAGCAAAAACAGTAGAAGATGCAAAGAGGATGGCGATTGCCTTCGCAGATAGTGTTTCTTAAAAAGAAAAACCGCCAATTACTTGACGGACAAAACATTTAATGTTTTAGTTTTAGCTTCTTTGACATAAGACGAAATAATAAGTATAATATTACATATAAATAAGAAACTCAAAGAATTAAAAAGGTCAAATAATAAAAACAAAAAACATGATTAAAATAGAAGCACTTTCAGATTTTGTATTCTTTAACATAGAGAAACAAAAAGAAACAAAGTCTGGCATAATATTATCTGATACTTCTAAATCAAGGCATAGCACAGCAAAAGTAGTAGCTGTCGGGCCTGGAAGATTAGATAGGCACGGCAATTATATTGCCACAAAGATTAAAAAAGGAGATGTGGTTATAGTCGATCCATTTGTTCTCCAACCATTAAAAATTGATGGCGAAGAAATATTGGTAGCAAGAGAATCCGATATCTTCGCAATAAAAAAATGAACGAAGAAGTAAAATCATTAACAAACCTTGAAATGTTATACATATTCAGAAATAAACATTTAGAAGATTATTTTAAGGCATTGATAATGAAAAAGTATTTTGCTAATCAAGACCCTAATGAAGTTGTGGCTACCATTATTCAACAAGGACAAGTTAATCCTGGTGGACTTGGAGTAGAAAAACATATTAAAGCCAAAGAAGCTCAAGCCAATAAATTAAAAGATTTAACAAGAGAAGAAAGTATATTAAAGGTCATAGATGAGTTAATAGCTAAAGAGAAAAAATAATGTCTAAACAAATACTATTTGGCGCTGAAGCCAGAGAAAAACTTCAAAAGGGAGTAGATATATTGGCGAACGCAATTAGAGTTACTATGGGTCCAAAGGGGAAGTTGGTTACATTTGAAAGGGGAACACAGATATTTTCATTAGATGGTGTATCTGTAGCAAGAGAAATATTCTTGAAAGACCCTATTGAGAATGCTGGTGCTAATATGGCTAAGTCTGTAGCTATTAAGACAGATAAAGAGGCTGGTAATGGAACATCAGCTTCTATCATATTATTTCAAGAGATTTTAAGAGAGGGATTAAAGTCCATAGTAGCTTCAATGGATATGATAAATGTTAAGGTCGGGATAAATAAGGGTCTTAATATAATTATAGGATCATTGAAAAAGGTATCAATACCAGTAAAATCTGTAGAGGATCTTGAAAATGTAGCAGATATATCAGCAAGAGATAAAGAGATTGGGAAAGTTGTTGGAGGTTTAGCTTGGAAATTAGGGGAAGATGCCATTATAGCAGTTGAAGAATCAAACGATTTTGGCATAAGTAGTGAGATAGTAAATGGGTTTAAGTTAGAATCAGGATATTTGGTAGATAATATGGTTACCAACAGGGAAAGACAAGAGGTTGTTTTAGAAGATCCATATATTCTAGTAACAGATCAGAATATTAAAACAAACCAAGACATATCAGCTTTCTTGGAGATGGTTGCAGCTACTAGGAAAAAGACAGCATTAGTTATAGCAAACGATGTAACCGGAGAAGCATTGATTTCAGTTGTTATTAACAAAATAAAAGGGTCATTAAATATAGCCGCTATCAAGGCGCCAGGAGTTGGAGCAGATAAAGATAGTCAATTAGAGGATATATGTGCTTTAACTGGAGCTAAGTTGATATCTGAAAAGCTAAATAAGACCGTAGAGGATGCTGAATTAACAGATTTGGGAGGGGCAGATAGAGTTATTATTACTAGAGATTCTACTGTTATTATCGGTGGCGATGGAAAAGAAAAGGACATAAAGGCTAGAATCAAGGTATTAGAGTCAGGGAAATCTAAGGAGAAAATGACATATGAGCTAGATAAGATAAAGAATAGGTTGGCAAGACTAAAGGGAGGAGTGGCAGTAATTAAGGTAGGAACAAGATCAGAGGCCGAGAACAAGGAAATGAGGTATAGAATAGAAGATGCAGTAAGATCAGCTCAATCAGCTTTATCAGAGGGGATAATTCAAGGAGCTGGAATGACTTTATACAGAATATCAGAAGAGCTTAGAAAACTGGCTATAAAAGAAACAGATATGAGTATAAGACAAGGGCTAATGATATTGGTTAATGCTACTAAAGAACCAGCAAAACAGATTATCACAAACGCTGGGGATAATGCAGATGTCGTATTGAACAATGTTGTTAAGAACTTTAGTGAAGAGTTTGGATATAATCCAGACATAAGAAAGGAGGTTAATCTAATAGAATCAGGGATAATAGATCCAACAAAGGTCATTAGATGTGCTTTAGAGAATGCTGTTAGTGTGGTTAGTCTGTTATTGAATACAGAGTGCGTGATAGCTGAAGAGCCGGAAGAAAAAAAGGAAGAATAATATGTATGAACCAAGAAAATCTAAGATAGTTTTATTTGAGAAACCCATTGAAATGGGGTCTAATAAGATAATAGGAATTATAGATAGCTATTTACTATTTAGTGTAAATGGGAATAAAAAGAATAACATGATGGCAGTGGGAATCCCTAGTAGTATATTGGTAGCAGTTTTCACGGATAAGAATGGTATGCCTTGTAATCTAAAGGAGTTAGAGAGATTAGAGCCTATTGAGATGAGAGGAACATTCACTAATTTAGAGGAACAGATTAAAAGATTAAGAGCTGGGGAAAAATAATGATAGAGCAAGAACAAAAAAGTCCTGATAATACAGGGAAAATACAAGAGAATAAAGATGATAAGGGTAGATTTAAGCCTGGAGTATCAGGTAATCCTGCTGGTAAGCCTTTAGGTTCAAGGAATCAGTCAACCTTATTTGATGAAGCTATTAAGAAGATAGCTAAATTAGGCAAAGTTAAGGTTGAGGATATAGAGGTAGATATAGCTATGAGAGGATTGATAGAAGCTAAGAAAGGAAACTATAACTTTTATAGGGATTTTATGGATAGGAAGTTTGGACCTCCAGCAAGAACTTTAGAGATTAAGGGTGGTTTAATAACACCAGCAATAAACATATTCCTAGAGAAGAACCAAGAAGTTATCAAAATGGCTGATTCTGTTAAAGAAGCTATGATGAAACAAATGAAAGAGGGTAATAAGCCAAAGGTCGTTAAAATAGAAGAGGCTAAAGTAAAAGATTAAATGACAATATTATACATAGCAATAGGGTTTCTAATAGGACTAGCATTAGGCCATATGGTTTCTACTTACATCACGAACAAGAAAAGAACATACAAGGTAGAACCTCAAGAAGATGGTAGTGCTATCTTTGAGCCTAGGGGGGATTCATCAGCAAATCTAATAGAGTTTAGTCCGGAGATGGATAAGGAGGAGTTAGAGGAGGCAACTAGACCAGCAGGATTAAGGAAGTTCTTAGCTGGGTTTAAAAAGATACCTAAAGAGAAAGAAGATTTACTTTAATGGAAATAGCAATCATTATATTAGCAGTAGTATATCAGAATCCTTTTATTCTGATATTGTTGTTGTTTAGAGATAGTAACTAATATGGATGAAGTAGAGCGATTAAAAAAATATGTAGAATCTCATCAAGAGGCATTGAGAATAGATAGAGATAGAATGAAACCAAAGCCTAATGAGAACATGGATGCAGACATACCGGACTTCATGCCAAGTTATGGTTTCTGGTGTGATGTATGTAGTGAGGACTTTAATGGACCCGCAAGGAAGATTCAATACACCCTAGAAGGCAACAGGATAGCTGTAATTAGGGGTTTATGCCCTGAATGTGGAACACAGGCTATAAGATATGCTACTCATAGGGATCAAGACCCATATTATCAGAAATCCAGAAGTGTTAGGAGGGAAAGGAATATCAACTATATAGATTTACTTCAGGAGGGAGATTTTGGGTTTAGAACCTATTACAAGAATGCAGGTAGAATAGATGAGAAAAAAATACATAGAGAAGAAATGGGAATAATAATGGGAGAACAACATGATACAGGCCTAAAGGGATTATCGTTAGAAGCTCAAGAGAAATTATGGAGATTAAAGAACCTTCAGATATAAACTTAGAGGATATACTGACATCATATTGGGTGATTAAGAACAATATGGTGAACGAGAAAGGAGATATATTAGACTATTCTGATAGGCTCTTTTTGATAGATATTTTAAATGATACTACACCAGAGATAGTTATTAAGAAGTGCGCACAAGTAGGAGCATCGGTTACTTTTAACTTAAAGTGTGCATTCGCATGTGAGAAAGGGAGGTTTAATGTTATTTATACAATGCCATCAGATGATGATGTATCAGAGTTTGTTAAGACTAAAGCGGACAAGCTATTTCAGGCTAATCCTAGAATAAGTGAGTATTTTTCAAGCGATACAGTGGGGTTAAAGCAGATAGCAGATAGATTTATATATTATAAGGGGACAAAATCAAAGACAGCAGCTATTTCAACAACAGCTGACCTTTTATTGCATGATGAGTTAGATAGGTCAGATTTTAGAACTATTGAAACTTATCAATCAAGGACATCTACATCTAAATACAAGGGGACATGGAAGTTTAGTAATCCTAGTTTAATAGGGGTTGGAGTAGATGTGGGGTGGGAAAAATCGGATAAAAAGGAATGGTTTGTAGAATGTCCTAAATGTAAGCATAGTCAATTTCTAGTATGGGAGAACAATGTGGATGAAATAAACGAGAAATATGTGTGTAAGAAGTGTAATGGTGAACTTACTTCAGATTGTATAAGGAATGGAAAATGGAAGAAAACATCAGATGGGTTGATATCTGGGTATCATATTAGTCAGATGATGGCTCCTTGGCTTACTCCGCATGATCTACTTAAATCTAAAGAAGAGAATGGGGAGGAGTATTTCAGAAACTTTGTGCTTGGAGAGCCATATGCTTCAGGAGATGAAGCTAATTTAAGGAGAGCCATATTTGATTCATGGACATCTAAACCATTAGAGGTAAAGCCATTATTTATGGGAATAGATATAGGTAGAATAAAGCATTTTGTAGTTGGATCTGCTAATGGGGTATTTAAGATAGGGACATGTGAATCAAAGGAAGAGCTAGAAAGCGTAATAGAGCAATATGATCCACAGGTTGTGGTTATTGATGCTGGGCCTGAAACTACATGGGCAGAAGAAATTAAAAACAAATATATAGGAAAGGTATATTTATGTAGATATAGAAGAGATAAGAACAGGGGAGATTTGTTATTATGGGGCGGAGATAAGGGGACAAGAGAAGATATTAAGGATTATGGGATAGTTTGGGCAGATAGAACTAGGATAATAGATAGGGTTGTGAATGAAATGATTAGGGGAAATATACTTTATGGTCTTAGAAAAGAGGATTTAGAGAAGTATATTAAGCATTGGGAGAGCATGAGAAAGATTATTGAAAGAGATGCATCTGGTATGGCTAGATATATATGGCAATCAACAAATGGAGTGGATCATTATTGTCATGCTACGATTTATTATTATATAGCTAAGTTAAGAATGGGAGCGCCAGTTGAGTTCATGCAAGAGTCTGCCGATAAGAAAGAGGTGATTCAAGTAACTAAAGAGGGGTTCAAAATGGCTCCTATTGAGAATATGATTGATCAAAGAGAAGATAAAGATAATTTACTATAATGCCAGGAATATTCTTTGAGAAAGAAGAAGTAATAATGAATCCAGAGGACTTTCATTACTTCAAGAATCACTTCAAAGAGTTCTTAGTTTTAATGAGATGTAAAGCGTTTGATACAAAGAATGGTAAGATTATTTTACACTTTAATGATGAAGGATTTGCTAAGCTAGAAAGAGATTATATGCTGTGGAAAAAGGAATAGCTTGACATGTTTTTAAAATGGGTGTATAATGTATTAACAAGTTAATAGTCCTAATTCTAACACAGAACGGACACATAGATTCGCTTTATTTTAAGTGGGTTGATGTGTCCGTTTTATTTAGAAATGAAACTAGATATACAAAACCTAAAAGATCCACAAATAATTAAACTCGTTCAGAATAGATACAGCGAGTCTGATTCGCTTTGGAAAATTGTAACAGATGAATACAAAAAGAATAGTAAGTTCTGGAGCAATGACAAGGATTTATATGGAGATGTTGCCGGAAAGAAATCTAAAGTTACAGACAATAGAATATTCCTAGCAATAGAAACTGTTATATCTAATCTAACAGCTAGGCCATCAAAGCCAGAAGTGTTGCCTGGAAATGAATCACCGGAGTCGGGCAAGATAGCTTCAGATTTACAGAGTTTGTTTTTGGAGAAGTATAGGAAATTGGCGATTAAGAAGAAAATAAGGAAAGGGATTAGATGGTTGTTATTGGCTAGACTAATTTGCTTAAAGATGATTTGGGATAACGATTTAGATGATTATGATGTAGAAGTTGTTGATCCAAGAAAGATTAGATTTTCAAAGAAATGCACAAGCAATTTG